TACAGGAGTTTCAAGGTTTGCTTGGAACCAAGCCCGTGGACTACCAGCAACAATATACTGCGTATCAAGTGACCCAGCGGTGCTGTGTTCTAGGGTATCTGCTTTGATTTTTCCTAGTGCCATTATGCGAGGTCTCCCACATTAGTATTATACACAGGGTCTGTATCTTCTGCGCTACTACTGCTATCTCTAATTAAAGTTTTACATTGAGAAGTTGTATTTGCTCCACTTTGAATTACTTGTGCATTAGCTGCCGCAATAGTTACTGCATAATTTGCATTGCTAAAAGCATTTGTAAAATTAAAGAAATACTGTCCTGTTGCGTTGTCTGTTGTGGAAGCGTTGTTGAAACTGTCAGCTAACGCAATTGTTCCTGTACCATCTAATCTAGCCCATGCTTTTACTAACCCCTGCTGCAAGTTAGTGGTCGTGCTATTACCTTCGCCTGTTACAAGGATAGACCCAGCGGTGCTTGTGCCAGTGAGTTTGTTTACAAGTATCTCACTCATGCTAGGTCTCCATTTAATGAAGCGTATATAAACGCAACATCTGCAACAGTAGTAGTTGCATAATATATCTGCTGATGAAAAGAAGATGTTGTATTAGAAGTGTTGTAACTGTTTGCATTAAATCCTGTAGTATGCCAACAACCAGACGCACCTCCTGAGTCTCCTGCGCTTCCTGTAACAGCGTAATTTGCATCTGCCGTTGCGGATGTTAAGTTGGTTTGATATGCGCCAACCCCTTCATCTGCAATAGATGCAACATTAAACGACCCTCTTGTGGCAATAGTTCCTGTGCCATTAAGATTTATCCATACCTTTGGCGCACTCTGCTTAGTCAGCGTTGCCGCACCACCGCCTGTACTCTGGATGGTATCTGCTTTTAATGTACTCATAGCGTCACCAATGTCCCACCGCTCTCAACGGTTAATGTAACACCACTAGCCACAGTAAACGGCCCTGTCACGTTGGCGTTCTCTGTAGCTAAGATGGTTGTATTTGCTGTAAGGGATTGTGCGTTAGTACGGAATAGGCCACCAGCCTTAAATGTGCCTTTGTTACCAGCAGGAGGTACAACCGAGCCTACCTGCGGGGCAAGGTAATTTACAAAGATGTTACCTGTGCCACTAGACGGTGCGGCAGTAAATGTAAGTGTTGTGCCATCCGGCACCGTATATGCAGAAGCGGCGTCCTGAATGACGCCGTCAACAGAAACCAGAATGTCCTGCTTAGAAGACACCGTAGTGTTTAGCGTAAACGTAGTGTCGCTACCGTCACCGTTAAACTGCTGAACAGCCTTAACCGCCTGATAGTTTACGGCTGGTTTATTACCCTGATACGCCATCAGCTACCCCTTATGTTATATCCAGATGGCTCATCACAACGTCTACACCAGACGCCGTGTCACAAATCACCTTGATAATATCCCCCGGCTCCATGACCACCTTCTGATCCCCGCCAACAACAACCAAACTGCCGCCTACCGGAACCGGTGCATCCTTCACCAAAAATACGTTATCTTCCGCACCAGATGTGCGACCTGCTGCCAGAAGCTGTACGTCCACAGTGACCTGTGTACTAACAATGTTAGCGCAAGAAAGACCAATAACCGTTGTTTGCGTTGAAGATGGGCAAGTATAAATATTAAGACCGCTCGTCCCCACCGCTGTTTGTGTCTGACTTAAAAATGTATTTGCCATCTGTTACCCCAGTGCAATAGCTAGTGCGACTGCTGACCCAGCCTCATCTACGTTTAAGTTTGCCCGTGCGGCAGAAGCAGAACTAGCACCCGTGCCACCGTCCGCAACGGCTAGATCAGTAATTCCTGTAATTGTGCCGCCTGTGATCTTAGCACTTGATGTACTGAGAAGGTTGCCTATATCCACAACCGCCGCGCCAGAACCCGCACCATCACAATAAACAATAGCAGAACGACCATTAGCAACAGTTACATTCGCTCCTGACCCTTGCGTAACAGCAATGTCACGGCTGCCAGAAAGCGCGTTTTGAAACAAGAAAAATGTTGAAGAGGTGTTCGGGCCTACCGTAAGAGTTACGTTGCCGCCAATATCGCCGCCATCTACAAACTTAATAGCGCGATACATTCCGTCTTCTACGTTACTTGACCCTTGAGAAGGTGATGACGGACGTACAGTAAGAGTAGAGGACGTATTTGATAGTGTTATAGACTTGTAACCCGCCAACCGATCAAACAGATCAAAGTTAAAGTTGGTGGTATCACCCCATGTACCAGATTGTTCGCCTGTGTTTGGCTTCTCAATCGCAAAGTTGGTAGTAAATGAACTCGCCATTATGGTCTCCTATGCCGCAATATCCGTCCAATTAGGTGACTGCGAAGGCGTAACCGCGCCCCAGCCTGGTGATTGTGACGGTGAAACAGCAGTCCAATTCGGCGTTTGATTCGGGGTTATTTGACCCCACACAAATATAGTACCTACTTGTCCTGTGGCAGACACGCCTGTCAGACTGACATTTGAATCTGCGCTTACGCTTACAGTACCAACATTTCCGGTAACTTGCAATCCTGTAGTAGGAACGGTGACTCTGACGCCGACTTGTACGTTACCTACGTTAGCTTCTGCCTCAAGACCAGTAACACCTACATCAGCGTTTGCCTGAACCGTAACACTGCCTACACCACCTGTAGCAGCAATACCCGTAGTTGGAACATTTGCCTCACCGGTAACAGTCAGGGAACCAACCGCTCCTGTAGCGGCGATACCTGTCGGCGTTACGTTTGCTTCTGCTACGACAGAAACAGAGCCTACACCACCTGTAGCGGCAAGACCCGTAACAGGTACATCTGCCGCGCCGGAAACAGTGACAGAACCAACCGCCGAAGTTCCAGCGACACCTGTAACACTTACGTTAGCATCCGCAGATACTGTGGCAGTTCCCACGGCACCTGTAGCGGCGGCACCTGTTGGAACCACGTTTGCGGCGGCACTAACAGTAACAGAACCAACACCTGCTGTAGCGGCGAGGCCAGTAGTCGGCACATTCGCGGCTGCGGAGACTGCAACGCTACCTAGCGCCGAAGTTCCAGCTACGCCTGTTACAGCAACATTTGCAACGCCCGTAACCGTTACAGAACCAACACCACCTGTTGCCGCAATACCAGTTACAGCGACAGGAACAGCTTCGTTCCACGCCCCTGATCCCCATGTACCTCGACCCCAACCCGTAATGTTAGCCATAACGGACTCCGTTAGGCGATACGGATGATCGCGTTACTCGCGTCAGCGGTTGGGAACTGAATAGTGAAATCACCGGCAGTAGATGTCTTATCTGCACCAAAATCCAACACTACAACGGCGTCTGTGGTGCTTGAACCACCCGCAGTCGTGCTGTTATAGATAATCGCGCCCCTAGCTGTGACAGTAGCGTTTGAAAACGTCAAATCTGCAAAATCACCAAAGGCAGTTGTGCCAGATGATGTTGGAGTGACGCTTGTCAAGTTAGCCCCGCCAGCAGTGTAGTTTGTACCGCTAACCTCGTTAGATGTAGAATAATCAGTAGTTGACGCGTCAAGAGACGCGGAGCTAGTGAAAAGTGCTAGTTTAAAAGTGTGCCCCGAAGATGCGGTAAAATTGTGCTTACCTTGCATCAACTCCACCTTAAATGAGGTACACATTGCTTGTGTTATAGCCATATTACAGTCTCCTTATTGCTTCGGCTAATTCAGGATGGCCCGCATCCTTCAAGGCATTACATACCGTAGTTCTATCACTACGGATAGCCTCTCTCATGTAGAACGCTACAAGACTTTGAATATGCTCCTTGAAAGCGTTCGCTTGATCCCGGATACCGGGATGAGCCGTATCCGAAACAGAAATAATCTTTTCTACGCACCGTTCAGCTACTTCTTCCGGGGTAAACCCCCGGTTTTGCGTAGTAACCACGTTTACTATTGGGCTTGTAGGAAAATCTGTCTTTATTTCAAACATTACAGCTTCTCCCGCATAACGAGCCCTGTACGATACGCATCGGTGTCTTCAATAGCTTCGCCGTAGTTCTTGAGACGACCAATAGACTCTTGGAATTGCAGAAGGTAGTTTTGAATAATATCCTGTTCACCCTTCATGTAAGTATAAGCCTCAATCAAAGAGCC